TCTTTGAAGGTTGACCAGTAAGCTCTGAAGGATTGATGTTGTTCAGGTTACGGGACTTTATGTTCTTAGATTTAATTTGTTGTAGATCTTCTTTACTCTTAACAACAGGCACCATCGTAGAACGACAATTCCAGTGAAGCGGAGGCTGATAACTTTTGTCATCAACGTTATACACCTTGCCATTGTGAAAAGTACAAATAGGGCTTGTTTTACCATCCAAGATGGCTGTGAACATATAGCCTTCAAGTACTTCGGCGTTAGCCTCCATAACTTGGTTCATGGCATCGGTTTGTGTTGTTGTAATAGAAGTCCTAGTTAGAGTCCTAGCTTGGTGCTCAGTAATCTTGGTTGTCTTCATGACATCCGCTATGATTTCATTCTGAGTCAAACCTTTAGCAAGTCCACCCTTGACTTTAGTTTGGATACGGACGAGTTCACCAGAGCCAATATTTTTCATATTGCCTTTTAGTGTACGTGAACCTTTAATCCGTGGCCCTGTTATTTCTGCCAGTAACTCTTTGGTTTTTGGCTTTTGTGTTCTGTAGAACTTCTTAATTTCAGTATTAAGATTGTTCTTGTGAAAGACCTTCTGTGAGTTGGAGAACTCTGACAGGCTCTTGTAGTTGTGAGCTTGGAGTTCTTTAGTGAAGCGTGTTACTTCGGGTTTCACATTAGCTCGAATATCCCCTTTCAAAAGGTCTTTTAAATTATTTCTATGCTGTTTAATGATTGTGCGGTTTCCTTTTTGCACACCATTCTCGTATAAACGGACGTCGCCAGCATGGTCAACAATCCTATCAAAAATCTTTTCGTTAATAGACATTAGTCTCTCCATTACTATACTTCGTGGATAGGCAGTTTTTAGACTTGCCTAGGTCTTAAAGTTTATTCTTCTTCTAGTTGAAGCTCATCTTCTTTCAACTCAGGGTTGGCCACTAAAGGATCAGTCTGAATTGCTTCAATAGCTGCTTCATCGTCATAGTCAGCAGGAAGGAAGTCGTTAAACTTCGCAATGTTGACAAACGTATCACGAGAAATAATACCACTTTGATACCATTCACTGCACAAGCGCATAGCACCTTCACCACCAACAGTGGCTGCAAAGTCAGAGGAAAGTTGGAACTCTACGTCATTACCTGTGTAGGCTGTGTCATACTTCCAGTTAATCATAAAGGCGATAATCTCTTGCATAGTACCAGAAATCTTAGCGTTCATTGTGCCTAACTGAGCAGTCTGAGAGGCGTTACGAATCTCTAGAGCAACACCTGAAGCGGCCTGTTCTGGAGACAACATGCGGATACCCATCTTAGCCATTTCACTAACAGTAGCTTCAATAGCACGGTCCATGTCTGACAAAGCACCTGTAGGTGTTTCGAGTACAGTAATAGACTCATCCTTACGAACACGCAACCAAGTGCCAAGACCTGCACCAACGAGTTCTTCAAACTCTTCGTCAGTCATGTCAGACTGTACCACTGGTGTATAGGTTGCCGCACCATATAGTAGGTGGTTACGACGAGATACCTTGTTGTAGAGAGAGACCTCTCTGTCAATCAGTGGCATAAGCACTGGCTCGATAGGCTCAATCTGACCATTAAGCGGGAACGCAGGAATACGACTGAGTCGCTGACCAAACTTCATTGGGTAGACTGTGTCATACTTCTGGAAACCACCATCAGCGGAGTCTTCGTACTCTTGAGTAATAACACCATTAAGTGCTTCTACTTCATGAGAACCATGAGACTTCTTGTAGTAGTCAAGCACCAACAAACCTTGTTCATCAAGGTAGTGATCACAAACAGTATCTACATAGTTGGGGTGCCAAGGGTTGTCTGCACTGTACTCTTCACTGATATAGCGAGTAGTCCAGCGGCTAAGGGTCTTAACACGAGTAATTGGGTGAGTCTTAACCTGTACGTTAATAACATTCTCTGCCTTAATCAATACAGGGTAAGGGGAGATTGTCATACGCTCTTCAGGAGTCATTCCTTCAAGTTCTGCATCAGACACAGTAGGCCGATCGATGTAGACCCAAGCACGAGAAGTTTGTAGTTCTTCCCAGATAGCAGCATCCAAGAAGTTAAACATGGAAGCACCATCGAGAGTGAAATCTTTTGTAATCCAATCATAAGCATTAACAGAATCAAGTTCTTCTGGTAAAGTTAGTTGTGATGGTTTACGAAGCAAAGCACTAATCAACACACGAGCATACTGAGTTGTTAGACCCGGTAGTTCTGCTTCTGACTTGTAGAAGTCATACTGTGGTTGTGTCATGCTTGGAGAGAAAGGTAGGAGGAGATTAGAGTAATCCCGTTCTACATACTCGTCATGAGCTTTAGCATGGGCTTCACCCTGCAATACTGCACGGGCTTTCTTCCACAAGGGCTTCAAAGACATATAAGAAGCACTGGGGGTCTCTACACCACGCTTCATAGAATTAGCAGCTGTTTTAACTAGCGACATATAGTTTACCTCATTAAGTAAGTTAATCAGGCATTATGCCTTTATGTTGTTGTTGTATTACTATATTTAAAGATACACCAATACAAGATAGTAGCTTTAGGTATACCTTTAGATATAGTTAATAATAGTTAATTAAGAGACCCCCTTCATCATTATTTGCGGGTATTTTTTAGTCTTAAAAACAAGGTAGACCCGCCAGGTAATTCCAGCGGGCCTCTTGATTTAAGAGCTGTCAGACTTGAGAGCCTGCTCTTATTGTATCATTATTTGCGGGTATTTATTATTTAGGAATCTCGTAGTGAGGTCCGTCAATAAATGGCTGTCTTCCTTGTGATTTTCTCAATGAAACATAGGCTTTGTGAGCTTCTGTTCCTGTGTGCTCATTCAAGTTGTGAGTCCAAGCACCACCCCAACGAATTGGGACATCTAGCTCTTTACAAGCCTTAGCAAAAGCGTCAGAGATTGTAACATAGTGTTTCAGATCCCAGCTTACTTTTCCGTCAATGTAGGCCACCACATCTACAGCCATTCCATCTTGGTGACGAGAATGCTTAGCCTGTGATTTGCCTTGCGCACGTAGCTGGTTTTGCTCGTGCTGTGTCCGAAGACCACAAGTAACACCGAAGTCTACAGGAGAAAGCTCAAGAGCACGACGAGTGACTTCCTCAAGACGCTTTTCAATACCTACCATTTTCATCTCTGAACGCTTACCAAACTTCCAACCGTAGGTCTTAGGGGTTTTATCGCCACTGAAATAACCTGATGCGTTGTCTTTTTTGCCAAACATTGTTGTTAGTTTGTTTTCAATACTTGAGAATTTCATTTTACCCCCTTCCACTTATCTACCATCTTTTCACCAGAACGACCAACAATATAGCCACCAACACCGAGCTGTAGAAGGTTCCACAGCTCACGAGGCAGGTCAATTGCAAAGTCTTTTTCAAGGAAAAGGTTTAACAAGGGAAATAACAAGTAGTTCATTGCTACAATGGTTACAATGACCATCATAAGCAGTGGACGCCAAGTAGCAGTCAACCAGCTTTCAGACTTAGCTTCCGCTAAGACAATCTCTCCACGAACCTTCTCTAAAGACCCGGTGTGTTCAATCAAGGCTAGTTTAATTTCAGCTTCAATCTTTGCTTGATCTACTTTGTCAGGCACGAGGCCACCAACAATCTTACCAAGCAGAGGAGCTAGAATAGGTATTAGTTGTAGCATAAAGTATGCTCCTTAAAATATTACATATCTTCTTCAATAAACAGACGAACAAGGTCTGCTACAATATCACTCCGTACAATATCTTCTACACCGAACTCAATAACAGGGAGTTCAATGCCAGCACCGTTTACCATACGGGCGAACTTAACTAAGTCTTTACCATCGCGAACATCAGACTGAGCGGGATCACCCATAAGCACTAGCTTAGAGTTCTCGCCTAGACGAGTAGTAATAGCTTTCAGCTCATCCATACAAAGGTTTTGAGCTTCGTCAACTAGTACTAAAGCGTTCTCGTAAGAACGACCACGGATAGTTTCAATTGGTTGAATCTCAATTTCACCCTTACTTAGCATATACTCATACTTACCTTTACCAAAGGCTTTAGTAAGAACTTCTAGCATAGGCATAATCCAAGGCGTCATCTTTTCTTCAACTGTTCCGGGGAAGTGTCCAAGGGACTTTCCTGTTGGAACGTTAGCCCGTGTTAGTACAATCTTTTTATATTTACCTTGCATGAACAGCTGGGCTACTGTCCCTGCACTACAATAGGTTTTTCCAGTACCCGCACACCCCATAGTGAATGTAATAGGGTAACCTTTAATGGCGTTAATCAGGTCGTCTTGCTTCTCATTCTTTGGGAGCAAGTGGAACTTAGTAGGCATGTGATGAACGTTTGACTTTCGTTCATTTTCTTGTCGCATGTATTTCGGCATCTTGGCGTTATTTTTTAGTGAGTAACGAGATTGCTTTTTAGACATGAAGTTTCCTATTGTTTTGTTTATTTCAAAAAAAAAAAAAAGGTGGGTACTTTGTATTTAAGGCACTCTCCCTGAGTAGAGTTAATAGTAGTGCTTATTAACCTTTGTACTGGATATAGGCTAGAGAATAGTAAGGTGGTCGGTTCTCATGGGAATTAGTAGAACCTGTGTAACTTGTGTTTCCGCTGACCGTGTGTTGGTGCGAGCCTGCCGAGGACGTGCTTTTTGTTGACCAACCCCCAGCAGGATGGGTATAGGGCGAAGTAGGTGTGCCATAGTACACGCCTGTTCGAGAGTAAGTATGGGTGTGCGCACCGTCAGTGCTTGTACTGGCACTAAAGGTGTGGCGATGAGAGGGCATTTGTGCTGCCGTAAGCCTAACACTTGCAGCACCTCCGGTAGTCCCAATAGGGTAGGAGGAGCCGTAGCCAACAACAAAACGGTTTGATAAGTTAGGAGTCCCATTCGCCCCATCGCAGATATACCACCCAGAAGGCGGGGTAGTTCCAGCCCAAAGGATGATGCCATCAATTGGAAAGGCGGAGGGCGGGTCTTCCCAAGTAACTGGGGAAACAGGACCGTTAGAAGTCAAAACCTGCCCAGAAGAGCCTTTGTCAGTAGATACCGCAATCGTGCCGTTTTCAGCTACGTTTAAACGCTGTGTAGGGCCAGTAGCAATCTTCAGAGACTCAAACTGAGGACTGTCTGTTGTTCTTAGGTTTTGACCACCTATAGGTTCCCAAGCTGCGTTATTGTATATTTTCAAAATACCAGGGCTAGTGTTAGTGTCAAGCCAAAGCTTGCCGTGGTATAGGTCAGTAGTGGGTTCAGAAGTACCAGAGTGGCAGGTGTCTAGTGCTGCTAAAGCATTGTTAGCATCAACGTTATAGTTCGCACCGCTCTGGTCTGCATCTAGTGTTCTAGAGCTAGTTGTCATAATTTTACTTTCTTATAGATTTTCTATTTACTGGCCAATGGCCTGCCAATTCACACTTCGGGCTTTCCTAACCCCATCTTTATAAACAGAATATGTAAATGAACTTGCAGTTATGCCTGTTATTTTAACAATGTCAGTAGTGCTACCTCCGATTACATTTACCCCGACATAAGGCACATCAGTATTACCGATGCCACCATAGAAAGGGTTATCAAACGTAACTGTAACATTTCCAGACTCACTAGACGTAGAAGTACCTCTTTTAGCAATATCAACTTTATCCGCCACAATAGACAACTCAGAGATCTCCATTGTATAGGCAGGTTCCGCAGCAACACCTAAAAGCCTGAACTCAAAGGCACGGTGCCGAAAGCTTCCAACAGTAAAGGGTTCCCAGTCGCTCCACGTAGGTGTGCCACTAGGGTCATCGTCTGTGTGCCGTATCTCAAAGTTAAGTACCGCATCTACGACAGGTCCAGCAAAGCGAGTAACCGCAGATACAGGGTCGTAATCTGAAACATCTGTAACACCGTCTGTAATGATTGCATTAAGTCTAGGGTTAAACCTAATATTTTCTACGGAGCCAAGATCGACAGAGTTGTCGAAGTAATAAGTAAAGTTATCTACTCCAGCGTCTTTATGAAGCTCACCTGATACAACAGAACAGTTAGTTTTAGACCCTGAGAAACTGGGGTCTTCAGTGATAGTCGTGATCTGATTATACAACGGGCCTTGAAAAGTGTTAAGCGCAATTGCATAACCGAAGCTTTCTACATTGCTACTATCTATGTGTTTAAGCAAGTAGTAACCTGGAGCTACAGGTAGCGTAACAGTATTAGTTGATCCACTAAGGTTGTTTACGATTGTTTGGGCAATCTCCCAGTTTGGGCTAATACCGGGGTCATTCCGAATATACCTTATTTCTGAAGTACCACCAGAAACAACATCGAGGTCTACTGGCGTGTTCCAGTGAAACAACATCCCTGTCTCTGTTGCTTGAATTCTAAAACCCGTAGGGTCTGCGGGGGGACCAGCAAGGCCGATAATAGTAAAATCATCTTGAGCAGGGTAAGACTCGTCGCCTCTGCTGCTAATCCCTGTAACTCTGAAACTGTAGTCACCTTTAGTTATCTCATTAAAGATAAAGAACTTCTCGCTTGTGACACCTAACAGTGTATAGACTACAGGCTCTCCTGCAACATACCTATAGTATTCTACCCTGTACTCTTTTGCATTTACCCCATTTACGCCTGTTGGTTGTTCCCAGCTGATTTTTGTTCTTGCTCTAACACTAGTAGCTTTGTTTACAAGTGCTTCATACAAGGACTCCTCAGAGGTCAAGTTTTGAAGTTGGTAAGGGGAGTTATAGATAGTGGCAGAGGTAGTAACTCCGACAGAACTCCTGCCAAACGGCGTTTGGATTTTAACAGTAAAGGTTACAAATTCTCCGGTTTCCCACTCAGTTCTTGGTTGAATATCAAAGGTGTTACTAGCAGACTCCCCGAGAAGCTCCAGCTTTCCTGAATCGTTTGTAAAGTAAACAAGAGCCTTGGTTGATTCTTCGGAAGTTTTATCCCAAGTGAGATAACCAATAGCAGTAGAGTTAACGTTAGGGCTTCCATAGTTGTACTGAAGATTAACCGCAGGGTCTACTGTCCAGTTATAGGTTGGTCGGTCAGAATAAGCGATATCGTCGTTGACGTTCCACGCAAGAACATTGTGATCAAAACAATAGCAGACTAGTGAAACTGTAAAGTCCGAAGAAACTTCGATAGATTGAACTCTAAAGACTTCATTACTAATCCCTGCCTGTGCGGAAGTGATGTTGATAAAATCCCCCGGTTCTAACGACAACCCCTTTTTACTAACAGTAAGCTCAAGGGTAAATAAACTCCGAGATAAACGAACCCTTTGTTCTGCCCGTGCCTTAGCGTGGTAAGGGTCTGTAATCCCTACTGCCTGTTCAGAACCTTTAAACGGCTGTTGGTTATCGTCAGTAAGGTAACCATTATGAGCAGTACTACCCAAGGTAGGCCAAGTAACACTATCTGTCTTAAAGTCTTCATGTTCGTTATTAAAAGAAACAGTGTATTGGTTATAGCGCTCAGAGGCGCTAGGCCAACTCATGTTAATTTCGTTTCTGATAATATCATCATCAGTAAAATAATGAGCTGAATCAACCAAGGCATTTAGTTCTGAAGTGGTTCTGGGGTACTCTACTAGTAGTTTGTACTTTCCTTCTGAAGTCCAAGTTAACTCTGCCAAAGCCATTGTGCTCATAATTTGTTCTATGTTATCACGAACAGTGTTACTAGAGTCCAACATAAGGTTGCATTCATACAGAGGGATATTCCTAGTCGTCGAACCGCCATTGACCTTGCCTGAAATCGACCTACCAGAAGATACTATCGTACCACAAACAGATATAGCATTATAGAAAGACTCAAGATCTAACTCGTCTGCTGAAAGCCCTCGTCCGAAGTCTTCGTTTGTAAGGTAATCAAGCAAGCACCTTGCTGGGTTGTTTGAGTAAGACGATGGTCCAATTTCGTAAGAGCCGTTCGTTGATATAACCGTGGGGACAAGCCGCCCCCTCGTAAGAAAGGACATAGAAGGGACACCGCTGTATTGGGGGTCATCTCTGTCAATCTTAAACGTAGCAGAAGCAAAGGCACAACCCGCAAAGTCATTAGTACCGGGTATTCCGTTTGCCGTTGCTATACTATCAGCACGTCCAGAGTTAAAAGTCCTAATGTAGTGTTGGAACTGCCCTTCTTCGTCATTATAGTCAATATCATTAACTTTTATGTGTTGAACTCTAGCAATACCCTCTTGCGCGAGAACATACTGTACGTGAAGAAACTCGTTCTTACTACCTGTAATACTGGTATTTGTCAAACCCTTACTAAAGGCTCTGTCACTGTTATCCGATGCAGAAACAAAGCTATCGGTTATGTGGTGCTTTACTTCCATACCTCCGATGGCGTTCTTACCATAAGCGATAGGGATGGGGGCGGCTTCTCCGCTTATAGTAAGTTCAAAGCCTTTTCGTTTATCTGCTTCTTCCTTTTGTTTCCCCTGCTGGTGCATCTGATATGCAGTAGAGGCAGCAAACATAATTAGTTGAAGTGTTTCTAACCCCATCAGATTTTCCCCCACTTTAAATTGATTTCACTATTTTTGTATATCTCATCAAAAGAAGTGTCGGTTGAACTTTTTTGATCCATGCCGTCTCTTGAAGTGATAAACGGTTTACTCATGTCTAAGTCTGACATTGGTGATGTTCCTTCTATTACCGCAAGTTTTTCATTAAAGTCGTTGGTAATAGTGGGTTTATCAATAGTACCTTTATAGATTCTCAGCACGTCATCGCTGCCTAACATGTAGTCACCTCCTGCGCTTTTTAAAGCTACAAAAACTTCTATATCTTTACCAATAACATTATTTCTAAACTCAGCGTAGAGTTGGTCTAAAACTTCTGAGATTACAATCTTGTAACTCTCTCTGTCAATCACTGTGGAGAACTTCGGGCTATCAAACTCGTAGAGACCACCGTTAGCGAGATAAATATTATCTTCGAACTCTAAGTCATAAGAGTTAGAGGTTAGGTAGTATGTAGAGTTTAAAGAAAGCTTAATAAGGTAAGTAAACTCAATTACATCACTATCTAAAACAGTTTGAACAGCTGTTGAAAATTGTCTCATACAATAGCCTCTATCAAACTAACGGATCCAGTGCTTGAAAGAATACCGTCTTGAAAGGTTATACCAGCCTGGTTGTCAATATCCCTATAGTAAGAAAGCTGCGCATCCGCACCTGTGTCCATTGTGTGAGCAGTAGTCACTGCGGTCTTCAAAGGAGGGTAGAACGTGAAACTCTGTTCCAAGTCAGTTCTAGTTATTACCCCAGTTGCTTGGTTTACGCTTTCACTAACTTCTATTTCAGAAGTAAGCATGTAAAGCTTTGTATGATTTGAGAACTTAAAGAAGGCACCTTTCTTAACAAAACCATCACTGTCTACTCGCGCACTAGTGTCTCCTGCAGCAGCACCCAGAGTGAGGGTTAGGTTTGTACTAGCATCTGTGCCCTTCTCAACAGAAGGCAGTTGAGGCATAACCATAGTATCCGCTGTCGCTAGGTTTTCAATAACACCAAGCAGCAGTTCAACCTCGTTGTCAGCTGTTGCCAAAGTGTCAAAAGAAATCTCCCAACGTTGTACACCTTGTGAAGCTCTTTGTTTAGCCAAACTAACGCTATCAGTTTCATAAATAGGCTGGTTGGATACGATCCTGTACGGAGCAAGTATCTGTGCGCCTTTAAAATAATAAGCCATCTTATATTCCTTTAATGGGTCTGGCAATAATGCCGAGTTTTCCCTCAGAAGATAAACGTCTTCGCGAGGTTTGTATTCCTGTGTTGAGTTCGCAGGTAGTGGTCCAGAAACGCCCCTCTGCAATCATAGCCGAGCCACCCTTTTTTCTTGAGTGCTCAAAGGCTATATCCCCGTGCATGGTTTTACTATTTCTGATAACTTCATAACCCGCTGCTATGGCAAACTCTCTGAGATTCCGATAGCCGCCCTTACGTATGTTCTGAAAGAACTCTAGGGTAGTTTTGTAGT